TATTATCTATTATTTTTTGATAGATTAAATAAACCACTTATTAGTCGCGATTATAAAGATCATTTAACAATTATCTTAGACTTATTATATTATTTTAGTCAAGTTATTTTTATTATTTGGTCAATATCTCTTTTATTTATAAATGTTGATACTCCATTGGTTATTTGTTTATTCATAACTACCTTATTTCTAATGCTTAGTAAATGGAGTGGTCCTAATTTGAAAGTTGAAATGAGTATCTTGATACTTAGAACTATGATTCTGTTATTAATTTAATTAATTCCATACTTCTTAAGATGTTCTTCTGTTAATATTATAAATTCCCAACCTTTCATTTTACAATATTTAATCATTGTTTCCCATTTAGCTAAATTTTTTTGAGCCATTTTTAGATCATATTCAAAATTCTTTAGCTTTTTAATGGTGGCATTAATTGGCATTTGGAGTTTTTTTTCTTGGAGGAGAATAACATTTTGATATTCTTTCATCGGTTTTACTTCCATTACAACTTTTTTAACCTCACCATCTTTTTTAGTCATTTCATAATAAAAATCTGGATAATAACAATGTTGTTTTAAAGTGATATCATTATTATCAAAATGAGTTAATTGATATGGTATTTTAATTCCTTCGGAGTTCCATCGAGTGACCATTTCATTAGCGTCAAGCCAAGTCATTATTTTTAATTCAAGTCCGGATCTATAAAATAATCCACCTTGATTATTTAGTCTAATAACCTTATCCTTATTTTTGGGAACAAATAATCCTTGTTTGTAATTTCCAGCTCCAGTTGGTTTAGAATTTAACATAAATCAATATACATTTTTTAATATATATTGATATATGGGTGCTCTAAATGAAAGAATAAAGTTAAGTCAATTAGTTCATGGTAAAGATTTGGTAGACTATTTTAAAAATAATAGTCAATATATGTATGAGCAATACCAAACTACCAGCGATTTGTGTCAATCTCAGAGTATAGATAAGATATCTAAAGGTGGATTTTATTTTTTTGTTTACAAAGATGATTCCAATTGGATGAGATATTCTTTATTATTTTGTACAGATTATCGTAAGTTGAATAACTTAACCATTGTAATGGGTATTAATTTTAATTTTATTCCTATTGAAATAAGAGGTAGATTTTTTGATCAATTTATTAATGAAAAAGATTTTGAAAAAAATTCATATTTACCCGTTGATTTCACAACCATTTATAAAGAACTACTAAAAATAGGGTTCGAATACTCTTTAGTTGAATGGACAGTTCCACAAATAGTTAGTGTTCATAGAATACATTTGGAGTTATTACCAAGATTTCTATATTCATCATTTCCTAAAAATAAATATGATCCAAATAAGTTAATGGAGATATGGGCTGCTAAAATTAAAGATAAACAATATAGACACCAAGAAGTAATTCTTTCTAAAATAGATGAGTTTTTTGATGCTGAAAAATCTTTACAGAAAAAAGAAACAGGTAATAAGTATCAATATTTGGAGAAACATATTCAAAGACTACAAAGAAGTTATGAAAAATATGGAAAATTTTAAAAAAAAAGGGAGGACGCTCTTTCCAATATATAAAAAAGTAAATAAAAAATAATAGATAAAAATGAGTTCTTATAATCCACTAAACAATCAAAATGGATACGCCTACATGAATTCGGCTGTAGAAAATAAAGGATTGTTTTCCAGAATACTTAGAAATATCTCAACTTGGGGAATGAATTATGATGATATGATATTAAGAAACCAAGTCGGCGTTAATATCAATGAAGATCCATATTCACAACAAGGTAGTTCAATGTATGATTTTTTCTCGAAAAGAGCAGTGGCGTCTGTTTTAAACAGAAAGTCAATTCCTTATTTAGATAGATCATATAGTGATAAGCGGAGAATTTTGAGAGAATATTCTATTAAAGATGAAATTAGGGATTATGTTTCTGTTGTTTGTGATGAAGCTATAATTTATCGAGATCGTAAATTTTGTAAACCCAGAAATTTATCAAATGATTTCCCACAAGAAATTAGAGATAAGTATTTAGAATATTTTGAAAGAATTTATAATAGATTTGGATTCTCTGATAGTATAACAGCTTGGGGATTAATGAAAGATTTCTTAATAGATGGTTATATTGCGATGGAAATTATATGGGATGATAAAAAGAAAAACATTATACATTTCAATAGATTAAGACCAGAAACTTTGGTACCTGCTTATGATCCAGCTATTGGTCACCTCTGGATTCAATTTCCGGATGATCCACAACTACGAAGAATATTTTTGGATTCACAAATAGTATTTATTTCATATGCTGCTCAAAATGATTATTCAGAAACATCTTATGTTGAAGGTTTAATTAAACCTTATAACCAATTAAAGATTTTAGAACAAGCTAAAATTATGTTTAATATAGTAAATGCAACATTACATCAAGTATTTACAATTCCAACCAATGGTTTATCCAGACAAAAGGCTGAAGAACAAATAGGTCAGTTAATCCATGATTATTCAGAACAAGTAGAATGGGATGATAGTTTGGGAACATTACAAATTAATGGTAGTAAACATTTAAATTATTGGAAACAAATCTGGTTCCCGGCTGGTGATGGAGGTACTCCAACAATGGAGTTGAGAAGTCCACAAGGAGCTAACTTAAATGAAGATGATATGTTAAAATGGTTTCATAGAAATCTAAAAAGAGCTTCTAAAATACCATTACAAAGATTCGCTGATGATAGTGGTGGTGGAAATTTAATTGTTGATTCTAGTAATATAACACATGATGAAATAAATTATCACAACTTTATATCAAGAATGCAAGCTAATTTTAAGGAATTGGTTTTAAAACCATTAAAAATGCAACTTTTAGTTGAATTTCCAGAAATTAAAGATGATGAAAGATTATTAAATCAATTAGATGTTGAATTTTCAACAAATCAGTTTGTTGAGGCTTTAGAAAGACAAGCGATGATTGAGAAGAAAGCTGGTCTATTAACAACACTAATGAGTATTCAAAAAGCTGATGGTAAACCATACTTCCATGTTGATTATTTAATGGATAAAGTTTGGGAGTTGACTGCCGAAGAAAAAGAAGAGAATAATAGATATTGGTTAAAAGATTCAGCTGGTGGTTCGGCTGAAGGTGGTGATATGGGTGGAGACGTTGGTGGTGATATGGGTGATATGGGTGATATGGGTGGAGAAGCTGGAATGGAATCTGGTGGTGAGATACCTCCTCCAGAAGGTGGTGGTGAATCCGAAACCGGAGGAGAATTTGAATTTTAAGGATAAAAAAAGAGTGAGAGAATTTCTCACTCTTTTTCATTGTCATCTAATTCTATAATAAATCCAAATATATCATCTGATCCAGATAGAGAACGTGGTTTAATACCCGGATCAGTATCTAATATTCCCTCACATGTTACTTCCAATTCTTCTACTAATAAACCTGAATTTATAATAAACTTCATTTTAGTTATTCTAATTTTGTTTGCATAAAAATCCTTTTTGTTATATTTTTTAATTACTAAATGTGGTAGTATATTTTCAATATCAAATTGAACTCTTTGTCCAAAAAGACAAGATAATTTAATATCTCTTAGACATGTTTTATAATCTCTATATTTTTCTAAGAGAGGTTTAAACCTTTCTATACTAGTCCCTTGATTTATTTCTACTTTTCTTACGCTCATATAAATTTTCCACAATACTTTTTTTCATTTTATTAAATAATTCAATATTCTGTATTGGATAATCACACCCCCAATTTTCATTAAGAGTCCTCTTCCTTTTCACCTCAGAACATTTTCGACAATAATAGTACCCCCAAGTATTATTATATTTGACATAATTTTTAAAAATAACATCCTTAACTACATTACAATTTAATCCATCACATTTACATGTAATTTTGTAACAAGATCCGGGTGTTAAAAACTCAATCGGTATTAATATCTCATCACCAATCATTACATCATATCCCAAATCTTCAAAATATTGGTAGTTGGATTCAATTATTTTTACTTTTATTTCTCTTGTTAAAATCATAATATTATTTCATATTTTATTTTACCACAATCCCAAATTTTTGGGATTTCTAATTCAGATTCACTTATTCCAGTAATTGACCTTTTAAAATTTGATTTATGGATTCTTTCACCATCAAAAACATATTTATAGTCTGGATTACTTTCATTTACCTTTTCAAATTTTAATTTAGTATATAGATCACCACGGCTCCAATCTCGATCAGCATAACTTATTATTCTGATTGGTTTATAATTTTTAATAAAATAATTAAGTAATTTTGAAGCACCACCTATAACATTAAATCCAATCTTATTACAAAATCTATTTAAATTCCATTCTCCATAATTCATTTTCTTACGACCTTCAAATTGATCAAATGTCATTAAACAAACCAACTCTTCATTGTGAAATAAACCTATTTTAATTTTTGAATTTGACCAACCTTGGATATGATTATTGTTTAAAAATTTTTTAACTAATTCTATATCATCAATTTCCTTAATAATACAATTTCTAGATCCAATTTTTGAACTTAATTTTAAAAGATTTCCTATTTGACTTTCAATTATACTTTTTCTATGATTCCAATCATCTTCCCAAAAATGGATTAATCTAATTCCCTGTGATTCGAAAAATTTTGTCTTTTCTAAATGGAAATTTTTATCCTTATATATCTCAGAATGCCAATATATACCATTGAACTCAAATCCTATTTTCTCGGATGGTAGAAATATATCAATTTCTTTATTACCAATTTTATAATTTTGTATTATTTCCCCATTATATATTGATTTTATAAAGTTAAATAGGTTTATCTCACCACCAGATTGATGACCATTTATTTTATTACAAATTGTGCATAATATTGTTTTATATTTAATCCTTTTATGGAATAAATCAATATCTATTTCAAAATCATGTTCTTTATTGTTATCACATCTAAATAAAGATATTCCATTTTCCTTATAAGATAAATAATTTTTATGATTAGCAATTTTAAAATTGTTTTTTCTAAAAATTTCACTTTTTTTGTTATTTGATGCCCCCCAATTTTCTAAATATTTTTTAGCTTTGAGATCTTTTACTTCTCTGGATTGTGAAACATTTTCAACTCCCCATCTATCTAAATTTGTTGATTTTTGTTTATTTAAAACTTCTTTATTTTTTAAATGATGTTCAACACCAAACTTTTTAATATTATTCTCTTTTATTTTTATTTGAATATCTTTTGATTGTGATACAAACTCAACACCTCTTTTCTCTAAGTTGGTCTTTTTTGACTTTTCTTTGATATTATCTAATTGGAATACGTTTTCAACTCCCCATTTTTCTAAATTATTCTTCTTTAATTTACATTTTTTACACAAATACTCACCATTACAATATCCATATGATGTATATAATTTGAATTTTATCTTTTTATCAATACCACATGAATCACAGACTACCTCTATTTCAGTATTACTCCATTTTCCAATACTATCTATATTAGTTTTAATCATATATTTTTTATTTTTTAATCAAATTCATCACATACTATATATAAAAATAGTGGGTTTGTTTAATATTCCTGTAAAAAATCTACCTATGTAAAAAAACGATATTTTTTGTCAATATATATGTAAAATCAATATATTGAAAATGAAACCTATATTAATCGTAGAGAACAACACAAATCCTCTTTCGTTAAATGAAAATTTAAGTGGAAAGGATAAGTATGTTCTTTCAGGACCATTCACTGAATTTGATATCGTGAATAGAAATGAAAGAGTTTATACTGCTAATAAGTTCTTACCAGCTCTTCAAGAGTTGAATGAAAGAATTAAACAATTGGGTGTTGTGTATGGTGAGTTCGATCATCCCGACGTCTTTGACACATCATTACAAAGAGCATCTCACATTATCACTAAAGCTTCTTTTATGAAAGAAAGTAATAGAGTTGATGGTGAGATTCGTTTACTAACTACCTATTGGGGTAAAGAAGCAAGAGCTTTAGTTGATGATGGATGTCCTATTTTTGTTTCCTCAAGAGCTGCTGGTATTACTGAGTCTGATGGAAGTGTATCATTAAAGAAATTATTTACTTATGATATTGTTGCAGATCCTGGATTTGCATCAGCTAAAATGTCTGTAAAGCCATTGAATGAATCATTAGGGTATAATTTAAATAAATCTAACTTTAGGATATATGAAATGTCCGACGAGTCAAAAATCAATCAATTATTTATGAATAACAATAATGATTTTGTTACAAAGAAACAATTGACCGATTACTCTAAGTATCTAATCAATGAGATAGCATCAACTAAAAAAGAAGTTAAGTCTGCTGTATCTGAAGGTAAAATGGATCCTAAGCAATTGGAAAAATTGTTAGAGTACTATGAAGAGTTGAATAAAACTAATACTGACATTGTTAAGTATTTGGATTATTTGGCTAATAAAGTACAAGTGGTAGTTAATGAGAATAAGTCATTAAAATCTACTACAGATCGTTTGATCAAACATAACGATTATATCGTTGAAAATCTTGAAAAAACAATTAACTATTCTGAGTATGTAGCTGAGAAAGTTGATAAAAACATCTCCTATTCTGAGTATGTAGCTGAGCAATTGGATAAAAATATTGCATATTCTGAATATGTAGCAGAACAAGTTGATAAAAACATTGCTTATTCTGAATATGTAGCAGAACAATTAGATAAAAACATCGCTTATGCTGAATATATCGCTGAGAATGTTGATAAAAACATTGCTTATTCTGAATATGTAGCAGAACAAGTTGATAGTTCTATCGCTTATTCTGAATATTTAGCTGAACATGTTGAAGGAAATATTGCTTATGCTGAATATATCGCTGAGAATTTAGATGATAATATCGCTTATTCTGAGTATATCGCAGAAAGTTTAGATAAATCAGTTTCTTACCAAGCTCTTATTGTTGAGAAATTGAATAACAAGAAAAATAAATTAAATGAAAATGCTGAATATGATCCATTACCAACTCCAGAAGAAGTAGGTTTTGAAGATGAATCAGAAGAAGAAAATGAATTTGGTGATGAAAACGAATTCCCTTCTGAAGATGAAACTCCAGCATTGGTTGAATTCGATGAAGAAGAACATTCTTTAGTTGATTCTGATGATGAGTGTGAACCTTGTGGTGATGACTATTCAGAAGAAGAAGAAGTTTTAGGTGAAGAAGAAGTTACTACATTCGAAGGAAACTCTGATACAGAATTATCAAAATCTATTGATAAATTAATCGAAGAAGCTAAAAAACGAAAAGCTGCTGAATCTTCAGACGTTCATTTTTTAAAATTCTTAAATAAATCTCAGGTTGATAGTTTCTATGGCTTAACAAACGAAGAGCAAGAATCTGTTAAACTTTACATAAGCGAAAAAAGTTTCTTTACACAAAAAGATGTGTTGAGATTAATATCTGAGGCTTTATCTACTAAGAATGAATCGTTAGAGGAACGAATTATCCGAATGATGCCTGATTCTATCAAGCCAATTTGGAACCAATTAAATGAGAGTAATAGAAAATCAATTTTATCTCAGTCTAGATTATTCCCTGCGGAAGTTCTACAAACTGAATCACAAATTGAGCACTTCTGGAATACTCGTAATTTAAAGAAAAATGAATCTGTAACTAAGAAGTTAGTTTCTCACGAAGCTTTGATCCAAGAAGATAAAGTTTCTAATGATGAAATGAAAGCTATTATGGAAAGATTCAAAAATATTTAATCTGTTAAAACAGACAAAAAACAAAAAACAAAATTAAAATTATGTCACACATTAGAATAGACAAATCAAAAGCAACAAAAAAATGGGGTCCTGTATTGGAAAATATGGGTATCTCTGGCGAAAGAGTTGAATGGATGTCAGAATTAGCTGAATATCACCAAATCAATGAAAACGCTTATGCTAACGCTACTACAGCTGGTATGGGTGCAGTAGTAAATCCAAATATGGCTGGTATCTTCCCTGGTAATGCTGGTGGATACTCTAACTCAGCATTAGGTTCAGGAGACGTTGGTCAGAACTTATTACCTGTAGCTATGAAAATCGCTGGTCAAACTATCGGTTTAGACTTAGTAGCAGTAAAACCTTCTCCAGGTCCAAAAATTGACTTGATTTATATCGATTTCCAATATGATGATTTATCTGATGTTGGTGGTATGTCAAGACCTCAAGTATTCAAAATCACTAATGCATCTGCTAATGTTAAAGCATCAATCGGTGCAGCTTTAACAGCTAATCCAGCTATTAAATTAACACAAGGTGGTTTACAAGGTGGTAGATTATTCGTTAATACTATTAAAGTTAGTGCTGCTCTTGTAAATGCTGAACCAACTGGTTCTAAAGAAGGTGTTTTAGAATTCTTAGGATTCTCTCGTATTGATGGTCATCCAATGTTCAAAGCTTATCGTCAAGCTAACTCTACTCCAGTAGGTGCTGGTGTATATCCTTACACTTTTGATCAAAAATTAAACACATTCAATCCAACTCAATCAATGGTTGATCAAATTTTATTCATTGGTACTGCTTCAGCAACTGCTTCAGCAATTGAATTAGTATCTGCTCTTGAAGATCACTTACCTGGTTTCTCTGCAAACTGGTCATCTAAAGTATCTTCTGGTGATTATCCAATGGATAGAGCAACTGATGATAATACATACTCTGGTATCATCGGACCTAAAGTATCTTCTAAATCAATCGCTGTTGGTACTGTTGAAGTATCTACTGCATTAAGAAGAACTGAAATTGAAGATATCAAAGCTAATACTGGTATGGATATCGTTCAAAAAATGGAATCTATCTTAGTTAATGAGTTGTCTCAAACAATCTCTAAACAAATTGTAGCTAAAATATTTGAATTGGGTGATTTGAATAGACAATCAGCTCCTTTAGCTGGTTCTGCTACTTCAGTTACAGCAACTGCTTCAACTATTTTTGACTTAAACACTACTTATGCAAATGTAATTGGTGGTGAAACTACACACGCTGTACAAAGAAAGTTAATCACTAAAATGGTTCACGCTTCTAACTACATCGCTACTGAAGGTCGTGTAGGTCCTGCACAATTTGCAATCACTAATGGTGGTTTAGCTGCATCTTTAATGGATATCGCAGGATATACTATTAACCCAGTTAAATCTAAATTAAATGGTTCTGGTCAATTGTATCCAGTAGGTACTATCGGTGATATTCAAATCTATGTAGATCCATATCAAAGATATAATGATAACAGAATTGTTATCGGTAGAAAAAACAACCCTGATCAACCAGGTTTAATTTTCGTACCTTACTTGATGGCTCAGTCAATCAGTGTAATCTCTGAAGCAACTTTCGCACCTCGTATGTTGTTGAGATCTAGATACGCTATCGCAGACGTTGGATTCTTCCCACAAAAACAATATATGACTATCGTAGTTGAAGATGCCGCTGGTTACTTAAACTAATCAATAGTAAATATTGAATAATATAAAAACCCACTCAATTGAGTGGGTTTTTTATTTATATTAAAACATAACTATAAATATTTTATATATATAATATAAAATATCGTGGAACGAATATGAATTCAGAAAAAATTAAAAAGATAGAATCGATTGTTGAAGACAAAACAGTTAGGTTAAGAGAATCCTATTGGATTAATAATTATAGTGAATTTCATAAAGAAGTATCAGATTATATTAATTTAGATATACCATTTATTCAAAAATTATGGCATTGGGTTAATGATTATCCAAATGAGTTTAAATGTTTATGTGGTAATAAAACATCATTTAATAGAAATTGGAAAGATGGTTATAAGAAATTTTGTTCAACAAAATGTTCATATAAGGATTCAAATACT